AAAGAACCCAACTTTCGTTGGTCCTTAGGCCCCCCGGTGGTTATCGGTAGTTTCTTTCAGGAACTACCAAACCCCACTGGTCTGGCTAACCTAGCCAAACCCATTTCCACTGTAAACGGGCCGAGTGGACATCGGCATATTGGCCGGGTTCTAGTTTAGAATCAACCAACTTGGTCTGATTCTCGTATCGCTGCTCGCTCGAATCAGGAATATCGACTCGAGACATAGTAGAGAAACGACTAGACCCGCGCGGACCTTTCGCCAACTCCATCCTATGGAGTTCCTCCCAATTGGGTGGATGGACAGTTTTTACTGCCATTACATGGCTTAGGATCCGGTATTCAAATCGCTGGTATTCAGAATTGAATCTCCGGCGAAAGAATACGTTGTTTGTAGCGACTTTCTCTAACCTCAAAGTGCAAGGCACAGAAAGGAGAGTCCGAGGGAAGACATATCCAATGGATTCCTCAATCGTATGAATGAGGTCCCAGACGTGTTCTTCCCCGAATTTAGCAATAAAAAGGTTTGCTAAATCCGCGTTATAAACAATACCAAGCTCAGATGATCTCATGGGCTTCCGAACTCTTACAGGGGTAACGTCATAACCCTTATGATAGTCACCTCCGCAGGATTCCCGGAAGGGTCCTCCATGATAGCTCTTCGTCTTATTGACTAATAAGCCAATTAACTCGAGAGCTTCTGTCACCCTACTATACATTTCAGTAGGTATGATAATATCATCTCCGTAAACGAACGTCGATCCGGCGGTGCCCCGCTGAGCAGCGGAGTCCGTGTAACGATCGTTCGTGCTAGCCTCGGCGCAGGCCCAAAAGACCAGCGCCTCTACGGGAAAACAACAAGCCGACCCCATAGGGGCAAACTTGTTGAGTTTCACCACTGACTTGTCTGGAAGGAGTGTGGTGTCAGAGCGACACGCTTTAAAACACTCTACCCAATTTGGAGGGAAAACAAGTTCCACCAAATCAAGGGACACCCTGTCGGATGCATCTGACAGATCGATTGTCGCATAATCGCCATGCACAGAAGCATGACGTGCAAGCTCTCGATTGATCCTCTGGTCGGTAAAGTTAACACGACCAGCAGTCATGTGATGGGTCTCGATGACCTCGTAGAGTAACCTCATAAGTCCCTGCTGAGCAAACATAAGCTCAGCAGGTTCACAAGAGATTACGCGAGGACCTCGAGAATCCTTTGGGACCAGGCAAACCCGGGCCTGCGGGATTCCTACGATTGCATTCTCTAGTCGAGCCAAGTTATCGATCAGATGACTTGGTGAATAGAAAAAGAGATCATCGTAAGGATAGACATCGTCCAATTGCGCAAAATAGCGCAATAAGTGGTGCTTGTCCTCATTCCGAGTATGGCAAGCGGTTGCTCCGCCTCCATGGGAAGGCCGAATCTCCCTAGGATCTGTATTACACAGAACCCTAGAGATCAATCGGCGCATCCCCTCTATCAGTTCCTTAAGATTGAGATTATCTCCTTTAAGAGAGCTAAGAAGAGGAAGCCCTGCGTCAGTTTTTCTAAACTGATCCAGGAATCTTTCTCGGGTGTGATCATCGTAGTCGACCTCGTATTTATAGAATATGAGCGACAGTTGTCGCACACAATCTACGGCTATAGAGTTACCTTTTAACGCCGCTTCGACAGCTAACCCGAGAAATTCGGGAATTGCGTAACCTTCCTCAGTAATCTGTTTAACAGAAAAATTGGAAGGACATATCCACTCAAAAGTAGAGTGGAAATTGTCGATCGCTTTACCCAAAGTGGGTAAAGTAGACGTCAGAAAGGGGAGACCCTCGTTGTTCGCTCTCACGTAGAAGGTAGATATATCTTCCTTTCTCACAAAAGACGAATAGCGTTGGTTATTTGCTAGGTTCTCCCACAAGAGGAGAAGGCTTTTCAGGTCACCACTTATCATGGAAAACCTCCAGAAGCATCCCTACAAATCGCCAGGCAACAGAACCACTTTCCCTGCACCGTACAGCACAGTCAAAGCACGCTACTACTCCTGATATCGAGGAAGAATCCTCAATATATACCGACGAGATTACATCTCGCCGTTCAGGATCGCGTCAATGTTGGCTCCAGTACCGCCCTCAATCAGAAGATCTATCAATTGATAGAACATCTTTTTGATGACGGTATTGGTGATCGCTGTGTTTGGGGGCCTCACGACGTTGAAATAAACAGACGCCGTTGCGGCAACGCCAAATGCGTCCACGACAGTTTCGTCGAGGCGCGTCACTTTGCGCTGCTCACCGCCCTTACCGATAGTATCCGCACGGGAGAGAACCTGCTGACTAGGCAGGGTCAAGCCCGCGACGGAATACTCAGATTTCGCTGCGTCGACATAACGATTGACATAAACTCGCAAGTTCGTGTCAACGTCTGTCGGTGTATCGGTAGAGAGGGATAGTGAAGTTCCTAGCATCGTAGAGATACCTCGCCCAACAAGGGCGTTATTGATACGATTAACTACCTATTACTAGATAGTGAAAGCAGGCCTAATCGGTCTGTTCTTCAGAAAATTCTGAAGAGGGTGTGCCCCTACAACAAGGGAAGAAATCCATTAGAATCCACAGCGTCATAGTTGTGGTAACTAACACGAGATCGACCTTACCAGCGGCAGAACCAACAGTCGTCTTTAAAGCACGACCAAAGGTACTGATAGCTGGAGCGTTGAAGAGTGTGCCTAAAGCTATCAAATTAATAGCCTGAGACGGCGACGGAAGCTTTGTTTGTAACAAGGCAAACGTCGCAAGATCCGGCATTCCAACAACACGATGAAAAAGCTCGTGAGTGGAGGTAGTAGCCGGCGTGATTCCGGGTCGGAACGTATAATTTACATCATCGTTCCATACGAGCCCAGACTCAACGTGTACTCGTTCCTTATATTGCAAGTAAACTTGCAATATTTGGATCGGGAGTTCCAACGCATCGACTTTGAAGGATTCTAACCACTCTCCGACATTGATAAACCAATCAATGACAAAGGTGAAAGGAATCTTATCCCAGACAATGCGAGGATTAAGTTCAAAGCCCAACATGTCTATTAAGGCACGAAGGGTCTCGTCCCACTCGCCCATTACTGCAATGGGAAGTGGTTTGTACACGAGGTAACCATGAACTTTGCGGTCGAGTTGACCACGCCATGCTCGGTGAGAATTCCCATCTCGCAAGACGTTCCCGATCTTAACAGTAGTATCTTTAAGTAGAGTACGGCGGGCAGATATAATCTCCCTACCGCTATACTTAAAGTTAGATAGCGCCTGTCTGAACTCAAGCAAGGTATTCAACAAGTCGGAAAGGTCGCCAAGAGTAGGCTTCCATCCGAACTTATAGTTGAGTCTTGCTCCAGCCATATTTGACACTAACGAAGAACTCCTATTCCACAACTTTAACAAGTCTTTCAATTGACCAACATCCAAAAGGGTATTGGGTAATGAAAACTTAGTTAAATCAGGCTTCAAGGCCAGATAAGTCTGGTTAATGTAGCCCTGAGTTGCTGAACTACCGATGACGCCCAACCCGGTAATTTTACCGAATGCGGCGTAAGCCTCGGTTTCTGACAACGTGTGGTGAGATGCCATGTCCCCGTGCACGTGATAGTAATTCGTGTGCGTGGGATTAGCCTTGAGTTGTACAACAACACAAGGTTTACTGACATCGCCTGTATAGGCACGGAAATATTTATTGTGCACACAAAAGTTGGCTCCTTGTCTAGTATGACCAGGGAGTCCACCAGTGTACACAATCGATTCCGACTGCTGCTTCATTATACATGAAGTAGCAGCATCAGTTGAAGTCAGAACATTTGATGAGTTATAATACTCATTTCCATGAACTGAAACAACTGTGTCCGGAATGGATCGTGACTTGTGGACGGGATATAACCCGGTCCATTTCTGTCTAACGATCATTTATTTCCTCCTCAAAAGG